GATTTTTGTTGATTTTGAAGAAAATAAAAAGAAAAGAAGTTTTAAAAGAAAAATGGTGCTGGATATAACACCCAACACCAAGTTTGTCTACAGTCTGAGGCAGCAGGATTTACCTGCTGTCTTTTTCTTATGCCAAAAACTAGGAGGTGAGACTGGTGGCATTAACTGAAAAACAGAAAATATTTTGCGATGAGTATCTGATTGATCTGAATGCTACCAGAGCTTACATGGTGGCGTATCCGAATGTAAAGAAAGAAAGTACAGCTGCAGCGGCAGCAGCCAGATTGTTAAGAAATGTTAAGGTTGCGGCATATATTGCAGAGCGGATGAAGGAACGGCAGGAGCGTACCGAAGTTACACAGGACATGGTAGTGCAGGAGCTGGCGGCTATCGCGTTTGCAAAAGCAACTGATTATGCAGAAGTAAAAGACGATATGGTTCTGATCAGGAACACGGAAGAGCTTCCTGATATCGCGAAACGGGCAATTGCTGGAATCAAAATGGGAAAAAGCGGCATTGAATTAAAGTTATGCGATAAAGAAAAGGCATTGGAGCTGCTTGGTCGTCACCTTGGAATGTGGAATGATAAGGTTGACATCAATCTGGATGAGAGCAAGTCCAAACTGGATGATCTGATCCAACAGATGCGTGGTGATGAATAATGAGTAACCAACGTCTAATCTTATCAGAGAAATACAAAGCATTTATCCGATGCGATGCGCCGGTTGAGTTCCTGGAAGGAACCACGGCAGCGGGAAAAACTACGGTTGGGCTGTTTAAGTTCATGCTGAAAGTTGCTGATTCGCCCAAAAAGCTGCACATCATAGCAGCAAAGGACACTGGAACAGCCGAGAAGAATATCATCAACAAGGATCTTGGAATCATTGATGATTTTGGAGACTTAGCAGAGTACAACGGTAACGGTACCAAGGATGATAAGATTCCACACATCCTGTTCCATACATCCGGTGGTGACAAGGTTATATATGTCATGGGTTACGGAGACAAGAAAAAATGGCAGAAGGCGCTGGGCGGTCAGTATGGTTGTCTGTATATCGATGAGATCAACACAGCGGACATTGATTTCGTACGAGAAGCCGCCATGCGTTGCGATTATTTCATGGCAACATTAAATCCGGATGACCCAAACCTCCCGGTATATAAAGAATATATAAACTGCAGCAGACCGCTCCAGCAATGGCAGCAGGATACGCCGCAGGAAATAATAAATGAGTTAAAAGAAGAGCCAAAGCCCGGATGGGTTCATTGGTTCTTTTCTTTTAAAGACAACCTTGGATTGGCGAAAGAAAAAATAGATAAGATCATCCAGAACACACCAAAGGGAACCAAGATCTGGAAAAACAAAATACAAGGACTTCGCGGTAAAGCCACCGGATTGGTATTTCTGAATTTTGATAGGAAACGGCATGTAAGGTCAAAACAGTGGCTGAAAGCTCAGATGGCAGCAGGAAAGATAGAACCGAAGAGATTTACAGTTGGTCTTGATACGTCCTACTCAAGCAAAAGCCCGGATACAATCGCCATGATCTATCAAATGATCACAAAGGACCGGCGGGTGATTACCGTGGATGAAAAAGTATATAGCAACAGTGACCTTGATATACCACTAGCACCATCAGACACGGTAAAAAACTTTCTGGATTTTCTGGAACGAAACCAAAAAGAGTGGGGACTGGTCAGAAACACATACATTGATTCTGCAGACCAGGCAACCATCACGGAGCTGAATAAATATAAGCGGCTGCATGGCTGCATTTATAATTTCATAGCAGCGTATAAACAGACAACCATCGTTGACCGAATTAATTTGCAGTTATCGTGGTTGCAGCAGGATAAGTACCTGGTGCTGGATCACTGCACCAATCACATTTCAGAGTTGGAAACCTACAGCTGGAAAGAGGATAAGGACAATGAGCCGGAGGATAAGAACGACCATACCATCAATGCATCACAGTACAGCTGGTTACCATACAAGATGGAGATTGGTGATGAAGAGGAGAAAAAGGAATGGGATGGATAAACAATATCATGAACAGAATTTTAGAAAAGCGATCGAGTCGGATTAACATTAAACCGGCAGATCCGATCACAATCAATATCAATTCTATACTGGACTATGAGGGAAACGCAGCGAAGAACCGGATCTGGTATCGTGGTGATTCTCAGGAACTGAGTCAGTTGTATCAAGGGCTCTGCCAGAAAGCCAGTATGTATAACTTCTGGGCGGCATCCAGCAGTCCGGGAATGGAGATGCGAAAGATTCATACCGGCATTCCGGGGATCATCGTAGATATGCTTTCAACGGTTGTACTGACAGACCTAAATCAGATTGAATTTGAAAATGATAACGATAAGGAAATCTGGGAAGATATTTCCAAAGAGAATCAGCTATCAAAGCTGTTGGAAAGCAGTTTAAAAGAAGCGCTGTATATCGGTGATGGGGCATTTAAGATTACTTATGATTCGAAGATAAGCAATTACCCAATCATCGAATTTTATCCGGGTGATCAGGTTGAATACAACACTGTCCGGGGAAGAATACAGGAAGTTATTTTCAAAACAGTATACGAACATAAAGGGCAGAGCTACGTCCTATATGAGACTTATGGATACGGCTACATCAAAAATCGCCTGACCAAAGATGGCAAAGAGATTGCCATGGACTATCTTCCAGAGACAAAGGACCTGAAGGATTATTTCTTTGCTGGTTATACAGAGGATAAAGATGGTGAGACCGTTCAGCGCGGTAGTTATATGTTGGCGATTCCGCTAATGATTTACCGTTCATCCAGATACAAGGGCAGAGGACAGAGTATCTTTGACAGAAAAGTAGAAGCATTTGATTCGCTGGATGAAGCATGGAGCCAGTGGATGGACGCACTTCGGGCGGGGCGTTCCAAGGAGTACATTCCGGACAACCTGTTACCAAGGGACCCGAATACAGGAGCGATTCTGAAACCAAACGCATTTGATAACCGTTATATCCAAACGGAAGCAGATATGCGAGAGGGCACACAGAATAAGATCACGCTGGATCAGCCGGCTATTCCACATGATAGTTATCTGGCAACCTACTGTACAGCTTTGGATCTGGCACTGCAAGGATTGATCAGTCCGTCTACCATCGGTATCGATGTAAAGAAGCTAGATAATGCAGAAGCGCAGCGAGAAAAAGAAAAGACCACGCTCTATACCAGAAATGCGATTGTCGAAGCATTGACGGAAGATCTAAGAGAGCTGGTCATCTCCTGTCTGAATTCATATCGTGAGATTAACAGCCAGAAAATAACCGAGATAAAACCAAGCGTAACGTTTGGAGAATATGCAAATCCATCTTTTGAATCCCAGGTCGAGACGGTGTCAAAGGGTAAGACCGGCGGTATCATGAGCATAGAAGCCTGCGTGGAAGAACTCTATGGAGATTCACAGGATGAAAAATGGAAAGAAAAAGAGGTTGCCCGGTTAAAGAATGAACAGGGAATCATACAACTGGAAGAACCATCAGTAAATCTGGAAGCAGAAGAATTTACCGTACAGGGATTTGGAGGACAGTTAAATGTGGGTGAAGGTAGCAAACAGAATGTACAACATGAGTCGGAAGGAATTTCTGGGGCTCCTGCAGGTGGCGCGTGAAAACGTGCCATTTGGCATTTATGCGATTGAAAAGAACGGATACGCGGAACTGATGAATGTGCACGTAATGAGCCGTACAAAGCTAAAGGAACACGTCAGAGCATACCGTTCACAGGGATACAAAGTATATACCAACGATAAAGGGTGACAGTTATGGATCCATATGATATCGGTGCCGCGTTTGAAACCATTGAGGATGAATTGATTGCATCCATGATCCGGAACATGAAACGTCACCGGGTGGAGGAAGTGAGCCAGGGCATACAGTGGTCTCAATGGCAAGTGGAACAGCTGAAAGCACTGGAGAAATTCGAAAAGCAGAATCAGAGACTATTTTCTGGAAAATTTAAGGAAATCAACAGTATGATTGAGGATGCGATAAAAGCCGCCCGGCAGCAGGGAAACATGGATCAAGAGCTTGCGATCTTGGAAGCAATCAAAGGCGGTTTCAAAGGCGCACGGAAACAGAGTCGGGGAACCTACGGTGAGTTCTTCCAGCTAAACGATAGAAAGCTGAACGCTCTGATCAAAGCCACAACCGATGATTTCAAAAACGGTGAGACAGCAATGCTCCGGCAGGCAAATGACCAGTACCGTCAGATTATTTACAACGCACAGGTCTATGCGAATACAGGCGCAGGCACCTACGAGAAAGCCGTAGACATGGCAACAAAGGATTTTTTATCAAGAGGTATTACCTGTATCGAATATGCCAACGGAGCGCGTCATGCCATGAAAGATTACGCAGACATGGCAATCCGAACAGCAGCCAAGAGGGCATATCTGACAGGCGAGGGCGAGAAGCGACAGGAATGGGGAATACATACCGTTATTCTGAATAAACGTGGTGATAATCCCTGTCCGAAGTGCCTGCCTTTTGTCGGAAAGGTACTGATTGATGATGTGTGGAGCAGCGGTAGCAGTACAGACGGTCCGTACCCACTCATGAGCCACGCAATCGCCAGAGGATTATATCACCCACGTTGTAAGGACAGCCACACTACATACTTTCAGGGGCTTTCCACAGCAGACGATACATGGACGCAGAAAGAACTGGATAACATCGAGTGGGAGAACCGACAGGAAGCCAAACAGCAATATGCCAAGAGGCAGGAAGAAAAGTATGATCGGCTGGCGAAGTATTCACTGGATCAGGAGAATCAGAAAAGTTACGGAGCAAAGAGCCGACAGTGGAAAAATGTTAAGTTTCGTACCGGAGATTATACTGAGAGAGAATATGTACAGTATAAAAGTCCGCTTGGAGATTTTCGAGCGGTTCCACAGGATAATGTGGTGGATGTTCTTCGAGAAGATTCAAAGACATGGATTCAGAACCTTACAGATAAAGAGAAACATGCAATAAAGAAATATACATATAATTCTGGTGATGAAAAGCCGAATAGATTTTTCGAACGATTAAATAAAATGTTGCGCGGGGATTTACCGGAGAATGAAAAGCTTCTGGAATATGCAGATACAATATCAACAGCATTAAAGAAAAATAAGCTAAAACATGATGTGATAGCGTATCGAGGAATGTCTGTAGACCCATCAGCAGGTATACAGATTGGCGGATTATACAGATCAAAACAGTTTTTTAGCACATCCGTAGCACCAAGAGGAGCGTTGAATGGAGAATACAAAATCATTATATATGTAAAAAAGAATTCATCGTGTGGATATATAGAAAACCTTAGTTTTTTTAAGAAGCAAAGAGAGCTCTTACTTGACAAAGATAACATTTACAGAGTATTATCAAGAAAAGACAATGTGATAGAGTTAGAGGTGATCTAATATGAATGATGATGAATATGAAAAGGCATTAGTTGAACGCGAGAAAACATTATGCGATGAGCAGATGAAAGCATTTCCGGTGTCGGAAGAAGAAATTAAGCAGTTAAAAAAAGAAGGACGCATTTAATACCATCAGTTGATAAAGGCTGGTGGTATTTTTATACCCATTTTTAAGAAAGGAAGGTAAAAGAACATGAAAAAATTATTTATCAGTCAGCCGATGAGGGGAAAATCAGATGAAGAAATCTTGATGGAACGAGAAAAAGCAATCAAAGCAGCAGAGAAATTAGTTGGAGAACCGGTAGAAGTGATTGATTCCTTTTTTCAGGGCGCACCAGTCGGTGCAAAACCACTGTGGTTTCTTGGAAAATCACTGGAGCTTCTGGCAGATGCAGACGTAGCTTATTTTGCGCCGGGATGGAATGATGCCCGCGGATGCATCATCGAACATGATTGTGCGATTGCTTACGGAATCAAAAGTATTGTAGCGTAGAGAGGAGAACAGTATGAAGTTAAAAGTAACAACAACCTATCACGACAGAAAAGAAGACATTGATATTGCCGCCGGCACTATCATCGAACGCGATGAGGAGCGTGCAAAGGTTCTGATTGGAGCCAAAGTGGCAGAAGAATATGTAGAAGAAACTGCGGAAGAAGTAGCAGAGGAAGTTCCAGAGAAAACTCCGGAAGAAGATGCAGGGAAAACTCCGGAAGAAACGGCACCGGTAGAAAAGTCAAAAGGACGCAAGAAAACCAATCCAAAGTAGGAAGGCGGTGATCCAATATCTCCCTCTGGGACGCGGGGTGAAGCGTCTTATTTTTATGCCCGAAGGCAGTAAACTACACGGAGACACCGGGTAAACAACTGTATTGTGAGACACACGTAAAACTGTAAAGAGAGACACTCAATAACTGTAGGAGGTATAGAAACATGGCAGATACAAATCAGAATAATCAGCAGCAGAATCCTGATGGAGCAAATACAGGCGATAACAACCAGGGCAATCAGCAGAATCAGAGCGGGCAGCAGGTAAACAACGTACAGTCCCCGGAAATTGATTATGAGAAGCTGAGTTCTCTTATCACCGGAAAACAGTCCGCAACCGAGGATTCCGTGCTGAAAGGCTATTTTAAGCAGCAGGGATTGTCAAAAGAAGAGATGGATCAGGCAATTTCAGCATTCAAGGCACAGAAAGCTGCCAACCAGCCGAATATAGCACAGATGGAGGCTGATATTCAGACAGCACAGGCCGCGGCACTGAAATCTCAGATTGAGAATAAGGCATTGCTGATGCATTCAGAACTTGGAATTGACTTAGCAACCATTCCTTATGTGATGAAACTGGCAGATCTATCCGTTGTTGCAGTAAATGGAACAATTGACGATGCTAAGTTAAAGGACGCTTTAACGAAAGTATTGGAAGATGTTCCGCAGCTTAAAGCGCAGCAGGAGCAGGGTACGCAGGGATTTCGTCAGATTGGCGCGTCCCAGAATAATAATACAAACAACCAGAATACAGAAACAAAACCAGTTGCTACAAAGCGCTGGAACAGATTTAACTAGGAGGTAAAATCATATGGCACTTAATTATGCAGAAACGTATTCGCCGGAATTATTAGAAATTCTGATGCAGGGAGCATTAACATCACCGTTCGTTACAGATAACGTTCGCTGGTTGGATGCTAAGACATTCCACTTTACTCAGATGAGCACAAGCGGTTACAAAAACCACAAAAGAGATGGTGGCTGGAACCGCGGCAGCTATGCTCAGACAGATATTCCGTTTACTGTAACCCATGATCGTGACGTGGAGTTCTTGGTAGACAAGGCAGAAGTTGACGAAACCAATAAGACCGCGTCTATTCAGAATATTTCCAGAGTATTCGAACAGACACAGGTAGTTCCGGAGACTGATGCATTATTCTTTTCCAAGGTCGCAGCAGCGGCGAAAAAAGTGGATGGATATCATTCTGAAACAGCGGCAACCGCATATACAGTGGATAATACGTTCAGTAAACTGAAAAAATGCTTATCTGCTGGTAAACTGAGAAGATACAAAGCAAATGGTACTCTGATCATGTACGTTACATCTGCAATCATGGATAATCTGGAATCTTCCAAAGAGTTTACCAGAAAGATTGAGATGACTCAGATTGCAGAGGGCGGACTTGGAATCGAGACCAGAGTAACCGACATCGATGGTGTTCCAATCATGGAAGTTATTGATGATGAAAGATTCTATGATGAATTTAACTGGGAACCGTCTAATGGTGGATTTGAAGCCAAAACTGGTGCACACAAAATCAATGTGCTAATTGCTTGCGGCCAGACTTGCAAAACAGTACCGAAGATTTCCAGCATCTATTTCTTTGATCCGGGTGTGCATACACTGGGAGATGGTTATTTATATCAGAATCGTTCTCTGTCTGATGTATTTGTATTCCCAAATGGTAGAGACGGTAAAGTAGATTCTGTATATGTTGATACAGACACCGTAGCAGTAGTGTAGGAGTCCAAAATGCTTGCGGCATATTATAAGTGTCAGGAGGGGGACAACCTCTCTCCTGATGCGGTACTCACAGCCAGCAGACATATCGATTCTCTGACATTTAACAGAATCGTGGATAGAGGATATGAGAATCTCACAGAGTTCCAAAAAGAAATTATTTCGCAGGTGTGTAGGAAACAGGCTGTTTTTGAAGAAGAAAACAAAGATATGCTTGAGAGTATCCTGTCATCGTACAGCATCAATGGTGTATCGATGGGGATTGATCAGAATGGATGGAACGTATTTGTACAGAATGGAGTTGTTATGCAGCGTTCTACTTACGAACTGTTGAAGCAGACCGGATTGTGCTGCAGATCACTGGGGGTGATGTGATGAAGTATCCAAAGTTAGTTCCGGAAAGCATGTGCAAAACACCTTGCAGCGTAACCATTTACGGTGAGGGCATCAGCGAAGATGGAGAACCAGAAGTTTTACTGGAAGCAGATACATTGAAGTGCAACTACCAGGACAAAGCAAAAACGATCATGACAAAAGAGCAGAAGCTGGTGCAGATTACCGGCTCTGCTTATTTTTGTGGAGATATTGCACCGAATGTACCTGTGATCAGTTCCGGGGAGTTTACGGTCTTTGGAGTAAAGCGCCAGATACAGCAGGGAACCAAGGCCAGAAACCCGGACGGAACTGTGAACTACACATTATTGGAGGTGGTCTGATGGCGCAGGTAAGTTCCAGAGTAAAGATTAACCAGGCAGCTATAAAACGACTGAATCAGGCAGCTATTCGCGCATTGGAGCAGACAGCGGAATGGATTCACACAGAAGTAGTACAGGCACAAGTGATGCCAAGAGACTCAGGAGCAATGCAAAATGAAAGCACATTCGTGGATTGTTCAAATTCTTTTAATGGAAAAGTATCTCTGGTGACGTCAACACCTTACGCAAGACGCTGGTACTTCAATCCGGAGAGTGTCAAATTCCATACAGATAAAAATGCAAATGCACAGGATCACTGGTTGACAGACTGGACGGACGGTGGAAAGAATGTCAACCAAGTGACAAAAACATTTGCCGAGTTATACAGGAGGAATGCAGGAACATGATCATGCTGGCAAATATTAGAGATTGGATTGAGTCTTTTGGTGTGGGAGAGAACTTCTATATCGGAAAGCTGGATAACAAAAAAGATAAATCTGTTGGCATTTACCAGCGTGAGGGATATGGTGGCATGAATATGGCCATCGGTGGTATCGATGCTACCAAGACAGCGATAAAACGTATATCCATCCTGATTCACTGGAACAAAAATGCGAATGAGACAGAACAGGCGGCGCAGAGTCTGTATGATAAATTACTGCGCATAAAAGATGTAACCATAAACGATCACCATATCGATTACTTATACCTTGCAGTGCCGGAGCCAGTAGATATCGGAACGGATGATAAGGGGATATATGAAAGCGTGATATGGATTGATTTATATTATCAGAGAAAGGAAGAGAACTAGATGAGCGAAAAAACAGGCGTATATCCATGTTATGAAAATCAGTTTCAGATCAATACTGCCGCAAGTGGAATTACAGCGGCATACAAATCTATTGCAGATTGTGAAACATTCAGCGTGTCTTTTGACAATGGTGTAGAGGAATGGACCCCGTTTGAGACAGAAGGATGGACACGCAGATTAATGACCGCAAAGAGCGTTACCGTTTCTGTTACAGCGAAAAGAAATGTTGGTGATGAAGGAAATGACAAAATCAGTGGCTTTACATTTGCCAATGGCAGAGATGCGGAAGGGGATTTCAAGTGGACGTTCCCAGATGGCTCTTCCGTGGAATTCAAAGGGGCCATCATCAGCGTTACCAACAATGGATCCGGTGATTCTACCGGTGTAGCTCCGCTGGAATTTGAAGTAATGAGTAACGGTAAACCAACCTACACACCGGCAGCGTAAGAAGGAGATAAGCCATGGGAAGAATTATTGATATCACATCAAAACTGGGATTCGATGAGAATCCGAAACTAAAAATCAAAGATGAGGAACTGGAACTGAACGCAGATGCGGAGTCTGTATTAAAGATCATGGGGTATATGGGTGCAGGAGATTCTATCACTCCGCAGGACATCGAAGATGCATTTCAGATTGTATTTACCCCGGATTCTTATAAAAAACTCAAGAAAATGAAGCTGAACTTCCAGGATTACCAGACAGTATTTCAGATTGCAGTGGATGTGATCACTGGAACAGAGGAAGAAGATACTGAGGGAAACGCTCAGACCCCGGATACGATCTGATCGAAGACTTTGGACTGATCGTAGCCAGCTTTCAAGAACAGTACGGTATCCGGTTGAGGACGGAAGCTGCCAACATGCCATGGGATGAATTCGTGGACTTGGCAGCAGGACTCCGGCCAGACACCGCCCTTGGACGTATCGTACAGATTCGTGCAGAAACGGACGAGGAAATGTTAAAACACTATACTCCGGAAATGCGAAAGATCCGGAGCGATTGGCAGCGGAAAGCGGCGAAGGGGAAAACAGAAAAAGAAACACAAGACTTTATCACTTCCATGCAGGAAGTATTTAAACGAATGGCAGGTGTTAGAGATTGAAAAAGTAAAATGCCCGTTTTGTGGTAAAGAACAGAAAGTACATTACGCTCCGGATGCAAAATGCCGGGGCGTTTTTGTGCGTTGTAGTGGGAGACACTGCAAACAAATATTTGAAATTAAATTAAATCAGGACAAGTAGTGCCTTGTGTCGATGTCCGAATCTGTAAAGGAGGGAGACATAGTGGCACTTGGAACAAAAGTCGGCGATATTTTTCTTGACCTGAATATAAATAAAAAAGGTTTTCAGACGCAACTTGGTAGTATTGGAAAGTTAGCCACTAAAGCAGGAGCTACCATTGCGGCAGCTTTTTCGGTGAAAAAAATCATTGATTTTGGAAAAGCATGTATTGATCTGGGATCTGATCTTGCAGAAGTACAGAACGTTGTGGATGTTACGTTTCCGCACATGACCAAGACAATCGATGAATTTGCCAGCGGTGCAGCAGCTAAGTTCGGTCTGTCTGAAACGATGGCGAAAAAGTTTACTGGTACATTCGGATCTATGGCAGAAGCGTTCGGTTTCAGTGAAAAGCAGGCTGCAGACATGGCAACCACGCTGACCGGTTTAGCTGGTGATGTAGCATCGTTTTACAACATCAGTCAGGATGAAGCCTATACCAAGTTAAAATCTGTATTCTCTGGTGAAACAGAGACATTGAAGGATCTTGGTATCGTAATGACGCAATCAGCGTTGGATGCTTACGCACTGGCGAATGGTTACGGAAAAGTCACATCCAAAATGACCGAAGCAGAGAAAGTATCGTTGCGTTATGCGTTTGTACAGTCGCAGCTGACGAATGCAGCAGGAGATTTTGCAAGGACTTCTGACTCATGGGCGAACCAAGTTAGATTGTTGTCCTTACAGTTTGATTCCCTGAGAGCATCCATTGGTCAAGGACTGATCAATGTTCTCACACCGGTAATCAAATGGCTGAATGCACTCATGGCGAAGCTGGCGCAGGCGGCAAAAGCGTTTGCATCGTTCACATCATTGTTTTCTAAAAAGAAGAGTTCCGGGGCAGGAGCAGCGGCAAGTGCTGTAGCCAGCAACATTTCGAAAGCAGCAACTTCTGCATCCAACCTTGGAACATCCGCAGGAAAATCATCTTCTGGGTTTTCGAAAGCAGTAAAGGCAGCTAAGAAATTAAAACGTGAGTTGGCAGGATTCGACCAGATCACGAAACTTGGCGATGAAGATTCTGATACCGATGCAGGAAGCTCCGGTGGTTCTGGTGGCTCCGGCGCAGGTGGTAGTATTGGAGATATCACAGATGGAATCACCGCTTCTTCACAGGAAAGTGCAAGTGCAATAGACAAGGCATTTAGTCCGGTATTTCAGAAACTGAAAGAGGGATTTCAGGGTGCTTTTAAAGCAGATCCGAAGCAGTTGTTGACGAATCTGGATCGTATTAAAAAAGCAAATCAGGCAGTATGGCAAAGTAAAGAGGTCCAGAGTTCCATCGAGAATTTTAAACTGTCCGCAGCGAAAGCATGCGGAGCGGTAGTTGGAGGGGCTGCATCTGTGGCTGTTTCATTTGAAATTGGTGTAAGTGGTGGAATCGCAAAAGCAAAGGAAGATCTGGAAGCGTTCAACAAAACGAAAATTTCATCCATTTTCGATAATATGGCATCACTTGCTGATAAAATTACAGATTTATCTGGTGGATTTGCAACGATTGGAAAAGCGTTTGAGGGCAAAGGATTCCAGAAAATCGTAGAGGTTGCCGAAAAAGTATTCAATGTAACTGTATTAAATAACATAGATTTGTTCACAGGTCTCCTCTCTGATCTGGTCGGCAGCTTCAGGTCGGTATCGGATAATGCTGATGGTTTTAAACAAGTCCTGGAGGATATTTTCGACATCGTTGGTGATTTGCTGTCGCCGATCGGTGATCTCATGGACTTTATTGCGGGAAATTCCAAAAAATATGAAGATAGCGCAATTCATAAATTCTTCGACCAGCTAAATAAAATTCATTCAGCGGGTGTTGGTAAAACACTTAAGGTTATCCACAATGGTTTGCAGAAAGTAAAAGAAAAACTGGAAACAAAGACTGGTAAAGCAGCAACTAGTGGTTTTAATCTTGGCTCTGTGTTGGAATATTTCACTGGAAAGAAGAAATTTAAACGACTTTCTCTCAAGTGGGAGATGAAAAATAAGCAGCGTGCTTCCGATATGACCAAAGAGTGGCAAAAACTGACAGCTGGAGTAAAAGATAAAACTGCGAGCATAAAGGCAAAAGTTGCTACAAAATGGAACAGTATCGCGCCTGACTGGAAAAAAATCACGAGTAATATTCAAGATAAAACCGCCGGCATGAAAGCAAAAATCGCTACCAGATGGAACGAGATTTCATCTGGCTGGTACAATATCACGAATAATATCAAAGATAAACAGGCGAATATGCGTGCAAAAATATTGACCAGATGGAACGAGATTTCATCTAGCTGGTACAGTATCACGAATAATATTCAGGATAAGTGGGGAAATATGAAAGCGCGTGTCCTGACAAAATGGTCCGATCTAAAGTGGCATTGGCAAAATTTATTGAGCAATTTCAAGGATAAAACCTGCAATATCGCACTGAAATTTTCCGCTGCAGCGCAAGATCTAAAAAAATGGATTAACACGAATGTTATCGATAAGGTCAATAGCAAATTTAAGTATGTTCCAATTTTAAAAAAACATCTTATTCCACATCTGGCACAAGGTGGTTATGTCAAAGCCAATACCCCGCAACTTGCGCTGATTGGTGATAATAGGCATCAGGGCGAGGTTGTTGCTCCAGAGAATAAGATGATTGAAATGGCAAAAAAGGCAGCAGAATTATCTTCCAGTGGCGGTGCAGATGCTGAGATTGTCAGCCTGTTACGTCAGATTCTTGCGTTGCTGAAATCACTTGATCTGGTTGCAAGCATTGATGGAAATTCTTTGAAGCAGCTTATCGTGAAACTGATTAATGATCATACCCGGGCAACTGGAATGTGCGAGATAGAATTTTAGGAGGGGAAATGGGACTGATTATTAAAGCAAATGGTGTGACACTTCCGTCTCCAGTGTCTATCAGCACCACTGATGAAATATTATGGTCGAGCAATACCGGAAGATCTACTTCTTCCGGTAAAATGCTTGGAGATGTAATTGCAGAAAAGGAAACTTTTTCAATCCAATGGGGAGTTATGTCGAAAGCTGATCAGAAGAAGATAAAGCAGAATCTGAAAAGCGGATTTCACACGGTGCAATTTATTTTTGATGATGAGACAGTAAATTTGAGTTCTTACAGAGGGACAATAACATCCGAGCATCTTGGCTATATCGGAGATGGAATATATTATTATAAATCTGTGTCATGTGAGATTATAGAGCAGTAGGAGGGCAACATGTTACAAGTATCAGATGATGCAAAAAAATACATAGAGAGCGATACCAGAACATTTCATGCCAGACTACTACTTGATGGAGAAATGGTTAGTGGAGAAATCCGTTCACTGACCATCAATAAGGGTTCTTGCGGTAGTTCTGATTTTGTGCCGGGTTCTGTATTTAGTTCGTACATTGACGTAACACTGGATGGATGTGATCAGAAGCTGGAAGGAAAGGAACTGACCGCACAGATTGGTACTGTTATGGAAGATGTTGTGGAATGGACTACAGTCGGATTCTATACGGTAGACAAACCATCCACCACAGCTTATAGTACCTCTTTTTCTGGTCTTGGACGGATTAGCTCTAAGATGGGCGGTTTGTACAGCCCAAGCATTACATTTCCAGCGACAGTTAAAGCGGTGCTGGCAGAAATTTCAGAAAAGACAGGCGTTGAGATTGACGCAGGAGAACTGGATGCATCCATCAAAATCGAAACGCAGCCATCTGGTTATCTGTATCGTGAAATGCTGGCGTTTATTGCTGGCTTGTATTTTGGTTATGCCACGGAAGCGTCAGATGGCACTGTGACAATCCGACAGTACCAGACAGAAGCAACGGCTACTACAGATGGAGACAGAACCACAGAGCTTCCAACATTTCAGGACCTGGATGCTATTGTAACAGGTGTGAAAGTAGTAATAGGCTCTCTGACAGACAGTGAAGGAAATAGTCAAGACAGGTTTTTTACAAAAGGAACTGTCAATGTTGCTGTTTCCAATCCGTTTATGACGCAGGCGATATTTGATAAGTATGTAGATTCTATTATTGGTTTCCAATATCGACCGGCGACCGCGACGGTTAGTCTGGGAGATTTCCGTCTTGAAGCTTCTGATGTTTTGGGAGTAACGGATATTAAAGGAACAACGGTTACGGTACCGTGCATGTCCGTAGTGCATACTTTTGACGGTGGAATCCGAACTGTAATCACAGCACCGGCAATCAAAAGTACAGGTGAAGATACACAAGCTTATCGTGGACCGTTAAGCCAGGCAATGTCTGTGATGCAGGCGCAGTTGTTGATCGTTGGAAATATCGTAGCAAATGCACTTACAGTCGATAAGGCAGATATAAGATATGCTCAGATTGAGGATCTCGATGTTGTAAAAGAAAACGTTGAAACTCTGGTAGCAGATAATGCCACCATCAACAGCAAACTGACGGCCAATGAAGCATCTATCAACAGCTTAGTAGCCAAAGATGCAGAGCTTGACGGAAAACTGACTGCCCAGGACGCAAGCATTAAAAAACTAGATGCAGAAAAACTCAGTGCAGAAGATGCCAATCTGACCTATGCAACCATTGAGAGTCTGAAAGCCACCGATGCCACGATCGCCAACATCAGCGGCGATTACGCATCATTCAAAGATACCACCACAGAAACATTGAAAGCTCAGACTGCAGATATCGTAGATCTGAAAGCCAACAAGCTGAGTGCTACAGATGCAGATTTCCGCTATGCCAATATTGACTTTACAAACATTGGTAAGGCTGCCATGGAGTATTTCTATGCGCAGTCCGGTCTGATCAAGGATGTTACGGTTGGAGATCAGACAATCACTGGTGAACTGGTTGGCGTTACAATTAAGGGAGACCTCATTGAGGGAAACACAATTGTGGCGGATAAATTGGTAATCAAAGGCGACGATGGTCTTTATTATAAGCTAAACACTGACGGATCAACTGTTGAAAAAGAGCAGACAGATTATAATTCTTTAAAAGGAAGCCTTATACAAGCAAAGTCTATTACCGCCGAAAAGATTTCTGTGAATGATTTGGTGGCATTTGATGCGACTATTGCTGGATTTAGTATAACTGATTCAGCATTGTATTCCGGAGCAAAGGCATCGGCGACAAATGGGACACGCGGTATCTATCTTGGAAAAGACGGACAAGTGTCATTCGGCGATGGCCAGAATTACATTATGTATTTCAAAGACACTGATGGTTCTTGGAAACTTGCAATATCTGCAAATAGCATAACATTTAGCTCTGGAAGAAACATCGAAGATGTGATTAGCAGCATGCAAGATCGTATGGATGAAATAGCAGACGAGGTTACCACTTCATTGTATGTTACATCGTCAAAAGGAAACGTTTTCAAGAATACGAATGTATCAACAATATTATCTGTAACAATTATACGCGGCACACAGCGAATTACTGATAGCGAAACATTAGCATTAGTATTTGGCGAGGGTGCTTTTTTACAATGGAGATATCAGTTAAATGATTCTGATGATTATTTAACGCTTGCTCCAGAAGATCAACGGATCGCGGAAGGCGGTTTCAAATTTAAAATCAGTCCAAACGATATAGACACAAAAGGTGTATACGCTTGTGACTTGATCGTAGAAGAAAAGGAGAAAAATCAAAATGGCAATTAGAGCAACCGGTCAGGCAACTATCATTGATGTAACTGACGCTTATAGTATTATATTAACATCAGAGGCTTATACATTTCCTGGCACAACATCTGGTGCATCAGCCGGTCAGAAATGTGCAACGCAGGCAGTCGCATATTGCGGACAGAATCAGTGTCCTGTAGTAGTTGTAGATGCGAAATCTATCATTTGCCCTACTGGCATCACAGCGGCAGTTACCGATAGTGGAACAGCATCGCCGACAATCACATTTACGACAACAGCAGTTATCACCTCGTCCTGTGAGGCAACCATTCCAGTGACTGTCGACGGTATCACAATTAATAAGAAATTTTCTTTTGCAGTAGCAAAGACAGGCGCTACGGGAGCAAAAGGAGATGCCGGTAGAAGTATCACCGGTGTTACAAACTACTATTTGGCAACATCAGCAGCAACAGGAGTTACAACCGCGACATCCGGTTGGACCACTACAATGCAAACGACAGATACTACTAAGAAATATCTCTGGTGCTATCAGTCCATTGCATATTCAAGCGGAAATCCTACTACAACAGCCCCTGTTATCATTGGAACACACGGTGCAACAGGTAATACCGGCGCAACAGGCAAAGGCATTAAATCCGTAACGAATTATTATCTCACAACTTCGGCAGGAACAGGAGTCAAAACAGATACATCCGGTTGGACTACAACGCCGACAGCAACAACAGTGACGAATAAATATATTTGGTGTTACCAGTTGATCACATATACCGATAATACAACAGAAAAGACAACCCCTGCTATTATTGGTACTCATGGTGCAACGGGAGCGCCAGGAGCCGCTGGAAAGGACGCTATTGTGGTAACAGTCACAGCAAGTAACGGAACAACGTTCAAAAACAATAATGGTTCAACTGTCCTGACCGCGCATGTATTTAAGGGCGGAGTAGAACAGAGTATTACTGATGCTGGCGTTTGCGGGTCTCTGGGATCCATCAAATGGTATAAAGCGGGAAGCAACACAGCAGCAGCAACATCTAAAACTCTGACAATTTCGGCGGATGATGTTGATAGTGTTGCTGTATACACATGCAATTTGGAGGGGTAATCATGGCAATTAAAGGCTCTGCACAGGCAACGTTAATTGATGTGACAGATGCATATTCAGTAATGCTGACAAGCGAAGCCTATACATTCCAAGGTAATTCCGAAGGTGCACCTGCTGGCTCTACATGTTCGACTGATATTGTTGCATATTGTGGCGATATACCTTGTAAGATAAGCGTCTCATCCAAAGACATTGTGTGCCCAACAGGTATATCAGCCTCAGTTGCAAATAACAATTCTTTATCTCCAACAATTACGTTCAAAACAACTGCAGTTATTAAAGCGGCATGTGAAGCAACCGTTCCGATATCAGTTGACGGTTTAATTATCAATAAGAAGTTTTCATTTGCAATAGCCAAGACCGGAGAAAAAGGTGATACTGGAAAAGACGGAAAACAGTTATTTGCTAAATGCCTAACCGCGTCCGATATAGCGCCCAAAACTGCAACCATTACGCCATCTACATCATTTTCTTTATACGTCGGTGCTACGGTTTCTGTAACGTTTAACGAATCAAATACCGCTACAAGCCCAACGCTGAATGTAAACTCCACCGGTGCAAAACCAATTTATGCATTTGGTGCCGCGCTATCAAGAGTATATTATTGGGTAGCAAAGTCGACAGTTCAGTTTGTGTACAACGGTTCTGCATGGGTTATGGCCGCTGATTCGGCCATGTCGTTAGCGGCACAATGGGCTTGCAAAAATGATACGGCATATATCGAAGGTAGTAAAATCTATGCAGAGACTATCGGCACAAAACAATTAGCAGCTAACGCGGTCACTGCAGAAAAAATAGACGTTGACGATCTTTTTGCGCAAAAAATAACGGCAACGCATTTAACAATCGAAGGCGATAGTGTCTTCAAGGGAACAATCGATGGAGCCACTGGCACATTTAGCGGAAATGTAGAAGCAACAAGTATAATTGTTGGTCATTATGATGCTCCGCAAGGTGAGGAAGACATATGGAATAGTTCGTATTGGCTTACTGCAGATGATGGAATAATCAGTATGAATGCTCATCTTGGGCGAAATTATGCTAGTGTATCTTGTTCGGCTACAGAATCCGGAATACAATCTTCCAGTGGTGGTGGAGGCGCTTCAAGCGTTAAATGTAATGGCGGTGAATTAGAAATAAGCGCCAGTGAAAATTTACTTTTAAACGGTACTGACTGGGACACTTTCAAAAGCCAACATGGTTACGACTGGTCAACGTTTGGAACTGCTGATAATACAAGTACATGGATGCCGGTAGCTAATGGTGGCAAGATATATCATAGAGATGTTGCTGCAACATTCAAGCAGGCTAATCATTGGGATAACAATACAGTTAGATGGACCTGTCTGAGGCTATCAAACGATATTGTGCTGCTGTTTGTAAAAGCTACCGCCACAACAAAAGTCGATATAACGTCAGCAGCCGCAAAAGGGTATGCCAGTAGAGAATATACGTGCGATTTTCCTATCACAATCAAGACAATCTTATATGCAAATTCTTATGTAGAGAATAACTATAATTGGGAGAATGTTGAACTTAAAATCCATTCGATTTCATCTACGGCAATTAAAGCACATTTTTGGTGTCAGAATTCATATAAAGGTCTACCTATATGGTGGTATTACATGCTTGTGGCACAAATGTAAAGGAGAAAATATGACAGAAAAATTACAACGCCTTTATAACACTTTGTTAGGAGTGGAGACAAAAGGCAAAAGCACAATAATCATGGGAACATGTTTATCTTATTTGGAAGGTCTGGTTCAGGAAGCATCGAAACCTGAACCCGAACCAGAACCGGTTGATATGCCGGCAGAACCAGTGGTGGATATAGCAGGTCCAGATCAGGCAGCAGAATAAAGATAATCAGAGTCGACACTTCGGTGCCGGCTCTTTTTATAAGCAAAAAAGGAAAGGAAAACAGTTTATGAACAATGTAAATGCATTAAAGGCAGTAGTGACAGGAATCATGGCGTTTCTGTCGTCAATTCTCGGAGTATTATATATTCCGGTACTTCTAATGGTGGTATGCAACATCATTGATTATGCCACAGGCTTAATGGCAGCCAAATATCGTCCGGATGGTGGAATCAGCTCATATAAGAGCATCCGGGGAATCCAGAAAAAAGTAACCATGTGGCTTCTTGTCGTGGTCGGAGCGATCGTCGATCAGTTATTAAAATACGCATCCGGAGCACTTGGGTTTCATGTTCCAATCACATTCTTGGTTGCCTGCTTTGTAGCTATTTGGATCATATGTAATGAACTGATCAGCATCTTGGAAAATATGATTGATATAGGAGTAAGTGTACCAAAATTTCTGATGCCGATTGTAAAAAATATCAAAAAACAGACAGAAAGCATTGCCAGTGTAGATGAGGAGGATGACAATAATGACAGCATTTAGCATTCATGCCGGACACAATCCGGCAGGAAAAACCGCCTGCGGAGCAGTAGGGCTCCTGGACGAATCAAAAGAGAACCGCCTGATCACAGTAGAGCTGATCAACATTTTAAGAGAACATGGCTATACCGTATATAACGATACTGTAGACAACGGAACAAGCCAGAATGACGTATTAAACAAGATTATTGCAAAAAGTAACTTTCACAGCGTATCCTTTGTATTTTCCATCCACCTCAATTCCGGAAGAAATGATTATCCGGGAGACGGTCGTATCGGTGGATTCGAGGTCTGGGTATGTGGTATGAACAAAGGAAAGCCGGAGCTTGCAGAACGGATCCGTACAAATATGAGAAATCTCGGTTTTACAGACCGTGGTACAAAAGTTTCCAATAATCTCAAGGTTCTGAACAAAACCAATGCACCGGCACTTTTATTGGAAATTTGCTTTGTAGACGACAGAGACGATTACAACCTCTACCAGAAAGTGGGCTACAAGGCGATTGCAAAATCGATTGCCTATGCAATCATGAACAAACAGCTGCAGGAAGCACCATCAAATCTCAACGGCCGTGTGGCTGATGAAAAGGCAGCAGATGGCAACTGGTATTATTACGAGAATGGAAAGATTGCCACAAACGTGACCACTGTAGCACAGAATAAAAATGGCTGGTGGTATGTCCGTAATGGCAAGGTAGATTTTACATATACCGGAATCGCCAAGAATCAGAACGGCTGGTGGCGCATCGTAAACGGAAAAGTTGATTTTAACTGCAACAGCGTAGAGAGCAACGAAAACGGCTGGTGGAAGTTGTCCGAAGGAAAAGTCGACTTTAACTTTACCGGAATTGCCGGCAACAAAAACGGTGCCTGGTATGTAAAGAATGGAAAAGTTGATTTTGACTATTCCGGAGTAGTGACCTGCAAGATTGTAAAAGGACAGGTTGTTAGAGCATAAACGCTTCCTATTAAAAAGAAAAATCACTACCA